AGCGCCCATTCGGTGCGGGCCAGGGTTGCGGCGAAGTCGGAAGCCACGCTCATGCGAACCCCAACGGGATACCCCGGTAACGGCCGAGCTGAGCCTTCTCATGCTCTTCCAGGTAGACGAACGCAGTGAGCCCCCCACCAGCGAACGACTCTCCTGATCCGGTGGCATAGGTAACGGTGTCCGAACCGGACAGAGAGACCGACTGGACGGCTCCGGCCGACCCGGCCGGGATCGCCGCGGAGGCAGCGCCTTTACGGAAGGCTCTCGCCACCACCTCGGCGCAGATCGAACCGAGATGTTCGAGGGCTAGATCGTGCATGTCGTCGTGGCCGGCCAGGTAGCCGCCGTCGTATTCGATCTCAATCGACTGGGGTTTGTAGGCTTTCCACACGATCTGATAGCCGGTAGTGCTAGTGCGGATCAGCTTCCCGTTCGCATAAAACTTGTAGTCGGCCGAGGTAAGAACTGTCGCATCTTCAGTGACGGTGGTGATGGCGGTGACCGGCCAGAACTTGAGGAACAAAGCAACCCGGTTGCCGTCGAAGATCTCAGTTCGGGGACCGTCTTCGAGCGGCCGTCCCACATGGGCTTCAATGAGCGCCTGAGCGTCAGCGATCAGCGCGGTGACCGTGGTATCGGGCTCGGCGGTGACATCCCACTGGAGTTTCTGTTCGACGTCGAGCTGGGTGCAAAGGGCCAAGATTCCTCCTACCAGGGCGGGGGTTGGTCGGGTGCGGCGGGCGTGTAGGCGACCGGAGCGGGCGTGTAGGCGACCGGGGCAAGTTCCCAGAAGGTGAGGGTGGTTCTCAACCCTGACGCCACCGCAGTGTCTTCGTCTTCAGTGACCGCAGCCGAACCGGTGATCGCCCCGGCTGTGAACGTGCCAGACGCGGTGGACTGGTCATCACTTTCACTCGGGTTGGCGGTCCCTGTGAAAGCGGCTGCGGTGAACGTGCCGGTGGCTACAGATGTATCGTCGGCTTCGCTGGGGTTGGCCGTTCCTGTGATGGCCGGTGGCGTTTGAGTGCCGCTGGCAGTCGAAGCATCATCGGTTTCAGTGACCGCGGCGGTGCCGGTGAACGACGAGGCGATAAACAGCCCAGAGGCCACCACGGTGTCGTCAGCTTCGACGGGTGCGCCTGACCCAGTAACCGGTCCCAGGGTGAATGTCCCCGACGCTGTAGAGGTGTCTGCACCTTCGGTTGGGCTGGCGGTGCCGGTGAACGATGGCGCAATGAAGGACCCGGCTGCCGCGGAGGTGTCTTCAAGTTCTGACGGTGCCGCTGTGCCGGTGACCGGCGGCGGGATGAACTCACCTGTGGCAACCGACGTGTCGTCGGCTTCGGTGGGCGCGGCGGTGCCGACCAGTGTCGGGTTGGTGAATGTCCCCGAACCAGCCGACGTGTCATCGACCTCAGTGGCTGCTGCGGTACCGGTGAATGACGGAAGCTCAAATGTGCCTGCCGCCGCGGAGGTGTCGTCTGTTTCGGCGGGCGCGGCCGATCCGGTTATCAGTGGAGGGGTGAACGTCCCACTAGCAGCGGATGTGTCAGCAGCTTCAGAGGGTGCCGCCGACCCTGTGATCGGAGGCGGATCAAAGGTGCCCGATCCAGCAGAAGTGTCGGCGGCTTCGGATGGTGTCCCGGACCCGGTGAACGTGGTAGATGCGGGCGTGTAGGTGCCGGTGATCTCGGCAGCGGACACGAATTCTTCAAGAGTGTCGCCAGCCATGCTCTTGGTGATGCTGAAGCTGATTTGGACGACCGCCGCATCCCAGTCGGCCTTACTGGCGGCGGTGTCGACCCCGGTGAACTGGACGACAGACGAATTGGTCGGGGTGGTGGTGGTGATCGGCCCGGACACTACGGTGAGCGCGTCGGTCAGCGGGGTGGTGCCGTCCGACTTGAACACTCGGGCTGACAGGGTTTGCCAGGTGTTGACCTGGGTTCCGGCTGCTCTGGCATAACGGAGCCGGATGAACAGGGTGTCAACGTTGCCCAGGTCCGTGTTCACATCCTCCAACGTGAACTGGGCTGTCCCCGTATGGGTGGTGTTCGACGTATCGAAAACAGAGGACGTATCAACAGCGGAGGCAATCTCTTGGAGGACTGGAGGATCGCCTATGGTGTTCGTGTTAGAGACGTTGGTGAAGGTTCCCAGTTGGAGGGTGTTCAGGGTTGCCATTCAGCCGGTCACCCCACATTCAGGACAGGTCTGACCCTGCGGGGGCCAATCACCACAAGTTGTGATCCCCTCTATCTCATCCCAGACGGGTTGAACGTGTTGAAGGTATCCGGGGTCGACGTGGACCGCATCCCACGACCCAAGCGATTCGCGGAGAGTGCACACCCACCGCCGCGAGGCTGCGGGCCCGTCGTCGCGGAGGAACCGGCAGGCAGAGCCCGCTACATAACAACAATGGTCGGTGCTGACACCTAGACAGTCCGCCACATCACGGATTGCCGCCGGTGATGACAAACGATGTCACCGAAACGGTCCCACCTACAACGAACGAAATGCTGTCGAAGTTCAGGTCTGCACCTGACACCGCCACGTCACCGTCCATCACATGGACAGCAGCCGACGATTCGATACGGAACCACGATGCGGTCCCGGTCGCGTCAGCAGAGGTGTCGTCGGCGATGGCGTTCAACGTCAACGTCCCACCAGACGCGGCCGGGGCGAAGGTGGCATTACACACCTGCTCACTCAGCTTGGTGGTCTCTGCTCCCCCTGTGGCGGGTCGTGTCCCCGAGAAGACCTTCAGCAGCGCCGAGGCGCCCGCTCTAGCAGTGATCTCGTCGAGCCGGTTGTTACGCAGGGCTACGGCGTATCCGAGGGCCATTACTTCTCCTCACATTCAGGATCATGGACAACCACCCAGCCGTTGTCGTCCACCCAGTAACACTCTGGGCTACAGGTCAACGGTGGCGGGGTGAACGTGCCGTAGGCGGTAATCACGTCGACTGGTTCGACAGCGCTCATGACTCACCTTCCAATGCTTCGACGATCTGCTTCTTGGTCATCGACTCGTCGGCTTCCACCCCAGCCGCCTCCGCGGCTTCGAGGAGCTCGGCCTTGTTCAGCTTGTCGAGAGGTTTGGCCGGCTCCTCGACCGGCTTCTCCAATTCATCGAGCCGCGCCTTGAGCTTTTTCGCCCGTTCGGCCTGGCCAAGTGCTTCGGCTTGAGCCAGATTGGCTTCCAGATGGGCTTTGATGTCGGCCATCAGAACACCCGTTCCAGGGTTACGGTGCCGTCGGTCAAGGCTTCCCCGTAGTCGATGCCGGTCTCGGCTGGAGGCGACGCCGCGGACGTACCTGCCCCGGTCACTTTGTAGAGCTTGCCGCTAGCGAACTCGACATAATCGCCGGCCGCGTAGGCGGTGGTGTTAGCCCGGACGGTCGCGATCAGACCCCGACCCATGAAGTCAAGGTTGCTGGCCAGAACTTCACGGCTGATGAAGTCGAGCGCCGGATCGGTGGTACCAGGGGTGGCGTTCAACAGGTCTCGACCCAGATGATCTCTCAGTCTGAGTGTGGTTGCCATGTGTGTCTCCTAACCGAAGGAGGGCCCCGAAAAGCCCTCCTTCAAGTTGTTATTGATCAGGCTGCGGTCAGCTCAATGATCCCGTTGTCCAACAGGGTGAGCGGGGTGAAGTATCCGGCGTATGCCACCTGCACGCCGAGCACCGAAGGCTCGGTGACTTGCAGGGTGCCGACACGCTGTTCGAACACTTCGACCGCTGCAGTGGAGAACAGGAACGCCTTGGTTGAGGCGAGCCCGGCCGACATGAGCACCGGAATTCCGGAGATGGCTCCGACCACTCCCGAGCTGTAGTCGCCGGCCACCAGTCCCTCACCGGGCCCGACCGCAGTCGGGATCGGTGTGAACAGTGGGCCGAACACTTCCAGCCGGTCCGGGGCGACGGCAAGGAACAATCGTCCTTGGCCTTTCGTCGCCGCGTAGATGTCACCAGCCGCAGCCCAGAGGGCTGAGCGGATGGTGGCAGCCGTAGGCGAAGCGCCATAGCCGACCGGGGTGGCGGTGGAGGCGTCCAGTTCCGTGCCGACAGCGGCTTCGGTCTTGACCGCATACACAGCGGCGAGGTCCCGGATGATGATGTCCATGATCTGCCCGTTCGAGAAGTCGATGTTCTGTCTCGACACGTTGACGTAGCCGCCGTAGGTGACTGCGTTGGCGCTCAGACGGGTGATGGTCATCTTCTGGGAGTCCAGCTCGGCCTTCTCATCACCTGCCGCTCCCGCCGTTCCCTGTACGTCGACCGTGGTGTTCTGTGTCACCACCGGACGATGCCAGGTGTTGGATGGCAGGTTCTGGGGCCCGATGGCGGACACCATCGGACGGGCAGCGTCGATGAAGTTGACGACATCACCGACAATCGGGTCAGGGATGACTCCGAGGTTGTCGGCTGTCTTCTGATGCGCCGCAGCACGGTAGAAGACCTCAAGCCTCTCGGATGCCTCACGGTCACCGAGAGACGCCTTGTAGGAGTCGAGAGCCCACGCGCCAGCCGAACGGTATTCGGGTTCTTCCGGCGTGTGCCGGCGCATCGAGATCGTCTGGTCGAGCTGCTTGGCCCGAGTGGTGAACTGGCCGATCACCGACTCGGTGCGGTCATACTCGGTGAGCTGCTCATTGATCTGTTCCATCCGGTTGGTCAGCTCTCCCAGAGTCGACTTCTCCGAGTCATTGGGTTCACGGTCTTTGTCTGCGGCGTTGCCGAGGATGGCCTCGTACGCCGACTTGCGTTCCTCCAGCTCTTTCTCGAGCTTTCGGACCACGGTGTCCAATGCGGACATGGGTGTTTCCTTTCGATAATGGGAAACACGCCGTTCAAACTGCCCGCTCGGCAGTGTGACCTAGCCCACGCTCTGGGCCGGTGGTCGTGTCAGTGTTGGTGGGTAAGACGCTCTAACGCCTGCACGTATGCAGGATGAGACCACGCCTCGTCTAGTGCTTGAGTCTCCGGTGGGACCCCCACCGCGAGCCCTGACTGATCCTCACGAACAGCCAGCACTTGGGCTCCTGCGAAAGCTGGGGCTTCGACCAGGCTCACATGGTCGAGAAAGGCACGTATGACTTCACGCAGCCGGATCCGACGGTCCAGGCGGATGTCGGCCGGGCTCTTGATTCGGTAGCCGATCGACGGTGAAATCATGCCCTCTTCGGCGAGTGTGAGAGTCTCGTCACCGCGGAGAGTCTTGGCGATCTTGCTGCGGGTCATAAGCCCTGATTTGGCGGAAGGGTCAGCGAAAACGAGCTTTCCGACAGTATCGCCTACGACATGCTCCCGATTCACCCTGATCCGGCCAACATGGTCTTCGAGACCGTCGAAAGACCCACGACGGAACACCTCATGCCAGATCTCACCACGCCAGGGCACTTCGGCCTCCTGGTCCCACGGCACTGCGATCAGGTCGATGAGCCGCTGCTTCACGTCGATGTCAGCGACGACCGAGTCGGCGCGGACGAACGTCTCAGACGGGTTGAACTGGGTCACGACAGGTCACCTCCAGTTAGGGCGACAGTGGCAGGCTGTTCGAGTTCTGGTGCTGGCCCGGTCAACCGTTCGGCGGCCCGCACCTCGTCGACGGACACCACGCCGGCCTCGACCAGTTTCACCCAAGAGTCTGCGCGCTCGTTGAAAGCGGGTCGCGAGTATTCGTCACGGTTCAACTCGGCGGCCTGCCCGCGGGGAAGCGCCCAGTTGGACAGGGCTGCCATCACCGGGGTTGTTTTCGGCCGCAGGCCCGCGCGGTCGTGATGGTCAAACCAGGATGAGACGTTGGAGTAGGTGAACGAGTCACCAGTGGGAAGACCGATCAGCGGTGGAGGGACGCCGAGCCCAACCGCAATCCGGGATTCGGTGAACTGGGTGATCTCCAACATCGCCATCTCTTTCGCCGACACCGAAGGATGGTCGACCAATTTGGCGTTGTTGTCGAGGACCGGCGGGTAACCGAGGTTCTGTACCCGGGTCTCGATCCACTGGTTGAGCATGTCCTGAGCGTCTTCCCGGCTCAACTCCTGGTCGGTCTCGAGGGTCTGCAACTGG